CAGGCCCATTGTCTACCGGCAAGCGTACAAGGACGTTGTTGTCGGAGTATGGGTCGGGGAACACGTGGTAACCGGCAGCCTCTAACGCAGGCAGCACTTCGTCAGCCTTGTGGAACTTGACGTTGTTAAAGATGTAACGACCGAGCGGACGGTGCAGACCTTCGGTGGTGTCCATCACCTTGCCGAGGGTGCCCGAAGGCTTGACTGTCGTGACAGCTTTAGGTTCAGGAAGTCCCAGATCCGTTGCCATCCCTGTTGCAGAACTGCGGGCAACTTCACGTAGACACGCAAGGTCATACGAGGCGTCATACTCGTCACGAGCATCAAGCCACTTAACGATACCCGTGAGACCAACGCCGCACAGTCTCAGGAACTCTTGCGTCTCATGCCATTTATCACTGAGGACACCGTCTTTGAGATCGACGCACGTCTGGCGGTAGTTAGCCCGCGAGATGAGCTTAACTGCTTTGAGCAGTCCGTCCCAGTCGTCGATGAACTTGCCGAGGTCGATGTCCACGAGATTGCAAAGCCCGCCGTCACCGAGGAGGATCTCGCCACATGGGTTCGTGCCGGAAAACCAGGGTGCTCGTCGTCTAGCATTCTCACCGTTGTAAAATCCCGGCTCACTTCCACCACTCTCAAGCATCTGCGCGAAGAGGCCGCGAAGCTCGAGCTTTGATGGTCTAGTGTCGAAGACCAAAGTGTTATTCGATTGCGACCTCCACGGGAGACCTTTCTCATAGTGGTTTTCCTTAGCTGTAGCGAAGCGCTCTGCGTTTGCGTTGGTTGCCGGCAACATGGCGATCTGCGCCGACCTACGAGAGGTGAGCGTGGTGCCTACTAAGTTGAGGATGTCGAGCAGGTCGATCTCGTCGAGAAGCTGACCAGCCCTGCGGTTGAGGATCTCACAGATCTTAACGAACGCCTCTGCGATCTGCGCGTCGCCAGAACTTAACCACCCGTACCCCGCCAGAAGAGAGCCCGGAGGTCTGATCTGAGAGAAGTCAAGGTTGATACGATCTACCGGCTTCTTCATGGTCAGCAGCTTGCCGAACGCTTTCGCCCAAGCAACACCACTGTCACCAACGTAGAGCGTCCAGGTGCTCGTGCCGTCTACCTCGCAGTAGTCTTCACTGTTCTCCGGAGCGCCTTTGTCGGTTCTCGTGGAACGAACAACAGATACAGACGCCGCCTTCGTGAACCCGTTGAGCAGACCCACCTCCGGTCGAAACCCAACTCCACAGCCGTTCAGTAGCAAATAGAACGCGTCCACCGCACTGTACACATCGCGTACTGTCGCAAACGAGCAGTTGAACATCGAGATCTCGGTCTTCTTGCATTGGTTGGTTCCACCCATCCATAAGATACGACCGGAGGGCAGAGCCTTGCGGTCAAACATAAGCTGATACAGTTCGTACAGCTCGTCATGCTCGGTGCCAGTGAGAGCACGCCCGAGGGCACGCTCCCAAAGCCACCACTGGTGCCCACATACGCGAAGACACATCTCTGCCCATGTTTCATGACCGCCCCCTTCGAGCGGACGCTGGTAAGTACGACGTGCTAGTAGGTCCGCTCGAAATGAGGGCATGGTCATTCTCCATTAGATGTGATTAGAGGATAGCAAAGCAAAATGAGCGTACATCGTCCCTATACATTTGCTCGGGGCTCGTAGCTTTAACCTCGTTGTTGTACACGTAGACGTAACGCGGGACGTTTACCTTCCCGTCCAAGAAAGCCTTGCCGGTGTCGGTGATGAAGTAGCGACCACCTTTGTGCTTCTTGACGAGCCCCCAATACATAAGCTTCGCCTTATCTCCACCGCCGTGCACCACGCCAGCCTCAGTAGCCAGCTGCTCCCATTCACGAGCCACCAGCCCGTTGTTCTCCTGGAGCACTTCCAGGTACGACAGCATAACGTTGGTGAGCGTACGCTGGTACAGCTTCACGTTTTGTCCGCAGCACGGACACTTCTGAGCCTTCAGGCTTGGCTTCACATCCATCACGCTGCCTCCTGCTTCCTGAGCCAATAACGAACGTAGCGTTGACCTTCATGGTCGATCTTCCACTCCGACTTGATGTCGAAGCCTGCGGCGCGAAGCTCACTGATACGCTTGGTCAACGAGCGTGCCTTGTAGATGGCAGCGGCTTCGACCTGAGTGATGGTTCCAACGTCGCGTAGGTGTCGTAGTATCTTCGCAGTCTGTGTCATCTTACCTGCTCCTTTTTGGCTTCCAGCCGAGGGCCTTCTTGCAAGCCTCGACAGCCTTCTTGCTACTGGGCTCATTAATCCATTCCTCTGGAACGACAACAGCAGCCCAAAGAAACCCCTTGTGCTCGCACCAGCGGGCATAGGTGGTCTTGGACTGCTTCGATATGGTCTGATGTGCGTTGCTAAAAACGAACCGTATGTCGAGGTCTGGATGCGCTTGTTTGATTAGCAGATGCTTTTGTCGATCTGCCGTGATGAACCGCCCCTTAGTCTCGATGATAATTCCATTCGGTAATATGAAGTCTGGCGTGTAACGACGCAGCTTGGTGGGCTGAGGATATTCAAGGGTATGTTCTTCATACGTGACCTTGACCCCCAGCCCATCCAGATGCGCTGCGTTGCGATCTTCCAAGCCAGACCGAAAACCATTAGTGACACCGAGATCAGAAGACGTCTTCGTCTTCACCCTCCGCATCGGTTTCCAAGTCTTCCCCCAACTCATCGGTGGCCTCGTAACCTTCCTCTTCGCCAAAGCCAAACTCGGAGGCGTCTCCACCGCCCTCGAACTCGACCAGCTCCAGTACCTGAACAGCAACCGGCTGCAACGTAATACCAGCCCCCAAGCTGGCAACATTCCAAGTGTAGGCATCGAAGCTCACCTTGAGCACCGAGCCACCACCTACAGCTGCTTCAACGATCCGGCTGCCCTTTGCGTCGAACAGCTTAGGCTTGCGGTCCCAGTCGCCGGTCATAGCCTTGACCTTGAACTTAACGATCACGTTGCCGGTCTTGTTTCCGTTGTCATCGACCTCATCGACCCAAGGCAGGTTAGCCTTCTTCTTGGCCCCTTCTTTTTTTGCGAACGCATCGCGAATTGCCTCGACCCGCTGGATGAGCGGTGCGGCATCCTTAGCTGAAAGGACCAAGTCAACCTTGTAGTCACCTACTTCAGAGAACTTAGTGTCCGGCTTATTCAACCAGGGGAACCTTGCGATACCCTTAGGAGAGGTCAGCCTTTGGAACTTGTTTGCCATGAGATAATCTCCTGTATGTATGGCCTCTGCTTAGGCCGGGAGAAATGCATTCACCCGACCGATTATCACGCGAAAAAGAACTCAGAACGCAGAACATCAGTGATGTCGAAGTCACCCGGCTTGGGTAGCTCCGGCAGCTTGGCCTGAGCGTCCACCGACAGCTGCTGCTTAACCTCGGACAGGAAGTTAGCCAGCACGTCGTTGTCCTGGTACAGCTCGACGAACGCCTCACGAAGGCACTTGGCCATGACTGCGGTGTCGGCAGCATGTGTCCCGTAGTCGTCGTGAACCATACGGTAGCTATCAACGCCCATCCGCTTCGCCTTGTTCACAGTCATCATCATCGCGCAGGCATCAAGGCTGTGCACGAAGTTGGGGCTGATCCCATTGCGGGCCTTCTGAGTGTTGATCTTCTTCGTTGCGGACGGCAGTGTCGGCCTGAGCCTCTTGCCGTCGATCACGAAGTCAACCTCCTTCGTCTTGTACTGCACGTAGTGTTGGTGAGCGACGAAACCATGGGGCGTGGTCCATGAGAGATGGACACCGTCCTTGCCAGCCACGTCAGCCACATCTTGCAGCCACTGCATAACAACAGCAGCCTTCTTGACGACCTTACGTGTCGCCGCGTGCACTAGGTTGGCGAGGTACGTCACAGCCTTCGAATAGTCGTCACCAAAGAGGGCGACCAGTTCCTTACGCTCCAGCTTGTCCTCGACGCTCTCTGCAACGTACTTGAGCGTGCTCGTGATCTTGCCGCCATACGGCATGACCATGACG